TACCACGCAGTCCAGGATATTCATTTTGCAATGCACGCGAACAGCGTTCTATTGATTTGGGTTTGGGATATATTTTATGCAAGAACATATTTTCTAGCAGCTGTTGTGCAGACATGTTCTTGTCCTCTATACATTCCCATATTATTCGAGCAACTAATCGTTGGTCGTCATCACGGTATCTATTATCCGTGTCGTTTAAGAGTAGGTTATATACTCTATCTTTTACAGTCTTTCCCATTATTTATCTTCTTTGATATAATAGTCATAGAAAGCCCACGCATAGAATGCGTAGGCTATTACTAATAAAACAGTCATTATTTCTTAATGAAATCACCAAGCTTGTTCATAGCAAGCTGGTAGTTATTGACTTGTTTCTTCTTGAACTGTGCAAGATATTCTTTGATAAACTGACGTTTACGCTTGTTATATGTAGAATTGAGCTTATCTACCCACTTCTGCATTTTTAGAAAACTACCATCAAAGAATATAGTGTTACGAGTTTGTCCGTCAAGCATAGTAACCTTTAGGTTTACTTTATCAACGTGCTTGATAATTTCGTGAGACCACTCTCTACGAAATGCTTGATGGGCTCTTTCGTAAGGATTAACCTTTAATACTTCAAGTAGCTTGTCATACTTGTCAGATAATAATAATTCGTGCCACTCTTTATCGTTGGTAGCAGCTTTTAGGTATTCAAGAGTTATACCTTCAGTTTCCATTGCTGTTCTATCGTTCAGCAAATAGTTTCGAACTTTCATTGAGTTCATAGTATTTACACGCTATTCATCTATTGTTGATGCCCGAACCGTGTTTGGGGAGGTTAGAACC